CGAGAAGACACTAAGGAGAAGATAAGGCTATCACATATCGGTCGAAAACACTCAATGCAAGCTAGGGCAAATATGAGAGCGTCTCAACTTGGAAAAAAGCAACCAGAAGAGCAAATTCGCAAACGAAACGAATCCGTCAGAGCTTATTGGAGCAAACCAGGGATTAGAGAAATTCGAGGCGAAATAATGAAGAAAGCCCTATCCTCTCCAGAAGTAAGGGAGCGATTGCGGAACAGGGTAAGGGGATAAGATGCAATCGACTTTAGACTCGTGGACCATCGAACTCGGGATCGACGCTTCGAAGCTCTCCGCCGGTGCGCGCGAGGCGCTCGATGCGCTTCGCAAAGTTCAGCAAGAGGGGATGCGCGGAGCGAACGAGGTCGAAGCGAAGCAGAAGAAGGTCTTTGATCTCCTGCTCGGTTTCCGCCGCGAGGCGATGACGGTTCTCGGGGTCTTTCTCGGTGGCCGCGGTATCGGCGAGTTCGTCAATTACATCACGAACACTGACGTCGCTCTCGGCAACCTGAACAAGACGCTCAACATGAGCGCGACCGACATCAATGCGTGGGGAATCGCTTTCGAGAAGATCGGCGGGACGGCGGGGAGCGCGCAGGGCGCGTTGAGCTCAACGAACGCGGCGCTGCAACAGGCTCGGATCACCGGAGATTGGAACCCGTTTCGAATGGCCGGGCTCGCCGGAATCGACATGAGGCAAGTGAAGGACGCCGGCGACTTCTGGCTCAAGGTCGGCGCGGCGTTTGAGCAGATGTCAAAGACAAACCCGGCGCAGGCCGCGGCAATGATGAATATGCTCCCCGGAGCGAATGCGGACATGATCAATTTCGCGCTTCTCGGCGGCGGGACGATGCGGAAGGGCCTTTCGACCGCGGCGGCGGAGCGCCCGATTACTGCCGCCGACATTCAGGCGGCAAAGGACTACAAGGCAGCGCTCGTCGATGTTGAAGCATCTGCGGCGGGGCTCGGCCAAACACTGGTTACGAAGCTGGCGCCAGGGCTTGTGAGCGTCATGGACGCTATGAAGAATATCCTTCAAGGAAAAACTGACGGTAGTCATAGCTGGTCCGACGCCATCAACGGATTCTTCGGATGGATGTCAGACACGGCCCACTCCGGCCCGTTCAATAAGCCGCAGCCGTCATCGACCTCATGGGCAGGCAATCTTGACATTGGCGCGTTTGGCGGAGGTGGCACCGGCTCGTCTGACGAGGCAAAGATCAGAGCTTATGCGGCATCGATCGATCTCAATCCAGATGAGGTCGCTTGGATTGCGAAGCATGAAGGGCTCGGACGAAAAGGAACATGGTGGGACGTCAACGGTCCTTCTGGCGGCGACTTCTCGCTTCACAAGAATCCGCAAGGCAATGGCGTCGGCGATCTCTATGAAAAACAGACCGGAAACCGGCTTGGCGATCCCGCGCATCAATGGGACGAAGACAAGTTCGCGATGAATTATCAGAAGGCGCATGGCTTCTCGGCGTGGTCGACTTTCCGCGGTTCGCCGTGGGCTAACGGCGGTGGCCAAGCGCCAGGGGCGAGGTTCAGCGCGGCGGGTGGCGTTCGAACGGCGGCTGGGGCAGGCGGAGCCGGGGGTAACAGCGCGACGGTCTCTATCGACACGATCAACGTCAATAACGCAGCCGTCAAAGACGCGGCGACGTTCTCGCAGACGGTCGGGTCGCAGTTGAACCGCACCGTCAATGCGAGCCTCTTCAACAGCGGGGGGAACTGATGCCGGCCGTGCCTCAAGTTCCAGGCGTTCCCTCGCTGTCGAGCTACTCGGTGAACAACATCGAACTCGCGACCTCGGATTCCTTGATTGCGCTGAATGCGATTGTGAGCTTGTTTGCTCCACAATGGGGAATCTACGTCAACGGACAGGCTGTGATCACGCCGGCGAGCATCTTGTCGGGAGCAGCAGGAACTATCCTTTCCGAGATTTCGCAGATTGCATCTGCAATCGGTCTACCGAATATTGTCCCGACGATCGCTTCGACAATCGAATTCGATTATTCGGCGGATTCTCCGATCTCAAACTATCCGCAAGAGCAGGGCGCTTTTCAATCATACGACAAGGTACAGTTGCCTTCTGCGATCACGCTTCGGCTCGCGTGCGGAGGATCGGCATCGCAGCGGCAGGCGTTTTTGAACACGCTCGAAGCTTTGCGGACATCGACGCAGCTTGTTGATATCGTGACGCCGGAGCAGGTATATTCGAATTACAACCTATCGCACTATGATTTGCAGAGATCGGCGTACAGCGGTGTCACAATGATCACCGCGAACGCGAAGTTCGAGCTCGTTCCGATCACGGCTTCGGCGACGCCTGGATCGAGCACTACATCGTCGACGACGATCTCAAACCCGCAAGACCCAGCCTCTGCGAGCCCGCAATCTCTCGGCAACGTGCAGCCGCAATTGACGCCTGTCACGCCGGACCTGCAATTTCTCACAAACTCGCCGGCTAGTTCGTTCGGAGGGCCGTTCTGATGCAGACAGTTCCTCTAAATCCGATCTCCAATCAGAACTTGCAGGTTCAATTGAATAACCAAGCCTGCACGATCAGCATCGTGCAGATGGCCTATGGATTGTTCATGACGTTGCAGATCGGAAGCGCGTTGATCGTGTCGAATGTACTCATGCAGAACTTAAACCGCATCGTGCGCGACGCCTATCTCGGCTTTATCGGCGACTTCGTGATGGTCGATACGCAAGGATCGCAGAACCCTGATTACACCGGCCTCGGCGGTCCGAACGCCCGCTATCAATTGATCTATCTCGCGCCGGCCGATCTCCCGAGTGGGGAGAGCTAATTTGCCCCTCGTTCAGAGATTGATAAATATCTCGATCACGCTTGCGCAGAACTCGCAAACGAACCAGCCGAACACGTTCAACGAAACCGGGACGGATACCGTCACGCTTTCCGGCTCGCGCGCCTCGGTTCGAATTCAGGACTCCGGGAACCCCGCGACCTGCATGGCTGAAGTGAAGGTGTGGGGCATGAAACCGAGCCTCATGAATCAGCTTTCGACGCTTGGGCTCGTCTGGAATCTAATGCCGAAGAACCTGATCACAATCCAAGCCGGCGACTCGGTGAACGGTCTATCGCCGATCTTCTCCGGGCAGATCATGGCAGGATATGGAGATTATTCATCGCAGCCTGACGTGCCGTTTGTCTTCTCCTGCAACCTGACGGCGGCCTTTGCGACGATCACTGTCCCTCCGACGACATTCCCGGCGCCGTTTGATGTCGCGACCGCGATGGCCGGCTTTGCGCGCCAGATGAACGCCGGCTTTCTCAACAGCGGCAACGTGCATATCACTTTGCCGCCGATGTATTTCAAAGGCTCCGTCATCGACCAATTGCAGAAATGCGCCGATGCCGCGAACATTTACGCGAAACTTCCTTTCGGAAACTCAAACGGCAACACGCTTGAAATTTGGTCGAAGACCGGAAGCAGAACGACGACGAGCATCCCTGTGATTTCGGCGGCGAACGGCATGATCTCCTACCCGGCCTTTACGCAAAACGGGATCATTGTGAAGACCCTGTTTGACCCGCTGATCTCGGTGGGCGGTCCCGTCAAGGTCGAGAGTTCTCTCTTGTCGGCGATTGCCGCGGCGCAACCCGGCCAGCCAAACTTCACAAACCCGACGGGGCCATCGGTTCCTTTCCCAACCCAATGGGTGGTCACAAAGCTCGATCTCGCGCTCGACACGATGCTTCCCCATGGGGAGTGGTGCTCGATCGTTTATGCTATGAACCCCGGATCGCCGCAGGCGCTCTTGCAAGCATCGGGGAACACGAATGGTTGATCCTGTCTCAGCGGGAGGGAGCGTCGGCGCCGGACAGATGCAGCCGACGGACGGCAACACGGATGCCGCGGTCTGGGCGTTCATGGCGAAGCAACTGATCAACCTCGTCGATACCCTCAAGGTCGTAAAGGTTACCGGGGTCCATCCTGGCGCTGGCTCGCCGCCGATCGCCGGGACGGTCGATGCACAGATCCTCGTCAACCTTCTCGACGGGTCCGGGAACTCGACGCCAAGCGGGATCGTCTACGGGATGCCCTATCTCCGCCTCGGCGGCGGACCGTGGCAAATCGCCTGCGACCCTGCCGTCGGGGACGTCGGCTTCGCTATCGCTTCGGATCGCGACATTTCGAGCTTCAAGGCGGCGGTCGCGAACGGGAAATCGGGGCCGGTAAATCCTGGCTCGTTCCGAAAATACGACATTTCGGACGGCGTTTATTTCGGGGGGTGGGGGAACGGCGCGCCGGAAGCGTCGATCTGGCTGAAGCAGGACGGAACGTTCGTGATCACTGACAAGCTAGCGAATGTGATACAAAGCTCAGCGGCCGGAATCACTTTGACGCCAGCCCCGGCCGGCACGATCAACATCAACGGACCCGTAACTATG